CGCGGCCCTGCACGTCGGCCCACGCGGTCAAGGTGTCGGCATGATCCCCGAGACCGACCTCCTCGGGGCGCCCAACGCGGCGCCGCGGGCCGTGCGAGGGTTGGCGAAGGCGCAGGCGCGGACCGTGATCGCCGATCCGACGCGACGGCAGGCCGACGACTTCTACCCGACGCCGCCCGAGCCGACCGTCGCGCTGATGGCCTCGTCCGAGGGCGCGCGCATCCGAAGCTTCGACCTCGTGTGGGAGCCCGCGGCCGGCGACGGCGCGATGGCCGCCGACCTGCGGGCCTGCGGGGTCGAGCGCGTCGTCATGTCGGACCTCGTCGACCGCGGCGCGGGCGCGGCGGTGCGGAGCTTCTACGACTGGCGGGAGGCGCCGGCGTCGTGCCTGGTGACCAACCCGCCGTACTCCGAGACGAGCAGCCGCGGAAAGGCGCGCTGGCAATGGCATGCGCGCCGGTTGGGCGTGACGTACATGGCGCTGCTGCTGCCCGCCGTCTGGCCGCATGCGGCGGGGCACGACGCGTTGCTGCGCGCCTGGCCGCTCGCGCGAATCCACGCGCTGCGCTGGCGCGTGGACTGGACCGGCGAGGGGGCCTCGCCGATGTCGATGGCCTGGTTCGTGTGGGACTCGACGCATCGGGGCCCGACGGAGTGGCATCCCCTGGACCGGCCCGGCGAGGCCGCAGCATGACCGGGCGCGCATCCCTCGCGCCGGTCGCGGCCGACGACCTGCCGGTCTACCCGCTGACGATCGACGATCGCCTGGACAGCCATTCCTGGGTCGTCTGGGAGCGGCGCCGCTGGCTCAATTCGGGGATGCGGCTGCGCGGGACGCCCGAGTGCCGCGCGCTCTATCTCGACCTGATCTGGATCGCCTTCGATCAGTCGCCTATGGGCACCCTGCCCGACGACGACGCGATGCTGGCGAAGATCCTGATGGTCGAGCTCGGCTATTTCCAGCAGCTGCGCGTCCTCGAATACGGGCCTCTGCACAACTGGACGCGGTGCCTCTGCGGGGACGAGGTGCGGCTGATGCACCCGGTGGTGCTCGCGACCGTGCAGGAAGCCGTCTCGCGGCGCGAGGACAACCGCGCGCGGAACGAGGCCGCCAACCTGAAGAAGCGCCTCCAGCGTCTGCGGTCGAACATACAGACCTACGCCCCCGAGATCGCCAAGGACGACGGCGCGGTCCTGTGGATCGACGGGTGGCTGACCGACCAGGGCTGCACCTGGCGCAGCGCCGAGTGGCATCAGCGCGGGCTGACCGCCTGGGTCGACCACATGCGCCGCCGGGGCATGGCCGGCGGGCGCAGCGGGTAGCCCCAGCAACTCTGTCCCGGGACACTTTCCGGGACAGGTCCGTCCCGAAAGTGTCCCGCACGACAGGGACACAGACAGGGAAATGAAAAGACACCGGCAGACCGCCCCGAGATCGGCCGGGAGAGCCTGTGGATAACGTGGTCGGGTGGAGAGAGGGAAAGGCGGCGATGGACAGCACGGAACAGGCCGAGGGCGAGCGAAGGGTGAAGGCGCTGCTGGTGGAGCCTTTGAAGCGGCGCGGACTGGCCCGACCGACCAGCCTGACGGTGGCGGCGTTCGAGGACATGCTGGGCGACGTCTGCGCGCGGCTGGCCTACATGAGCGCGCCCGCCCTGATGGCGCTCGAGGAGCAGGCCGCGTCGAACCCGGGCGGCAAGGACCGGGACCGCTTCCCCATCGCCGTCAGGATCCTCGAATGGGCCGCGCAGATCGAGCCGCCGGCCGACACCGCCTCGCCGTTGATCCGTGCCGTGTTCGCCCACGCGATCGGGGCCGAGGCGCTGGCCCGGGGCTGGGCGCCCGAGCTGCTGGCCGAGGTCAAGAAGACGCGCCGCCGGCCGATCCCCTTCGTGGTCCGGCAGGTGCAGGAGCGGGCCGCCGAGAACGCGCGCCAGCTGGTGCTGATCGAGGAGCGGCTGGACGCCGGACGCGACGTGTCGGGCGAGGAGCTCGCCTGGCGTGATCGGCGTCTGGCCGCGGTGGAGCGGTGCCGGGCGATCGCCGCGCTCGGGGCCGGAGCGGAGCGGGCGGCATGCTGATGGGTCGGACGGCGCCTGCGTCCGGGCTGGACGCCATCGCCCGCCAGGTCGGGCTCGACCGCCTGGTGCGGATCGCCGCGAAGGATCGCGCCGGGCGGGACCTGAGCGCGGCGGAGCGCGCGCTGTTCGACGGGGTGGGGCCGCTCGGGCGCGAGGCTCTGACGCTGGAGGCGATCCGCTTGTGGTCCCTCGCCCCCGACGAGTGCGGGCCCGAGGTTCCGGCCTCGCCGGCGCGCGGGGCGTATCAGCTGCTGCGTCCCGAGACGATGGTGCCCGAGGGCGGCGAGGCCGGGGCCTACCGGGCCGCGCCAGCCACCCATCAGGGCCGGGCCGTGATCCGGACCCTCGACGTGTGGGACCGGATCGACGTCGCCGACCGCCGCGCCCGCCGGCCGCGGTCGCTGACGCCGGCGCAGGTCGAGGCCGGGCGGGTCTACGGCGCGCTGATCGAGCGGATGAGCGCGGCCGGGCTGGCGGGCTCCTCGATGGAGATCGTCTCGGGCGGCGGCGCGGGCGGGGTGTCCGAAGGGCGACTGGCCGACGCGGAACGGGTGCGGCGGATGCGGCGTCGGGTCGGAGACGGTTTGGCGCTGGAGCTCCGCCGGGTGCGGCCGTCGGCCCGGGGCGGGACGCGGGCGTCGATCCGCGCGCTCGACGTGCTGGACATGGTCGCCGTTGGCGGCGTGATGCCGTCCGGTGTGCTGGCTCGGTTCGGGTGGTCGGACAAGGGCGACCACCGAAAGCGGGTGGTGGCGGCCCTGCGCGCGGCGCTGGACGCCATCTACGCCATGTAGGCCGCCGAAAGGGGGTTGACGCTTAAGTCCGCTCGATGGCAGTTCATGCGTATCGTTAGAGATGCGCCCGGCGGCCAGTTGGCCTGTCGGGCTTTCTTTCAGGCGAGATTGATGGCGGTCGACGCGCGTTCAGCTGCCCGCCCTCTTTTCCCCATGTCCGGTTTACCCCGCGCCTGACCGTCACCAATCCGGAGGAATGTCATGTTCCGCGTCGGAGAGATCGACGTGAAGGGGCTCGACCGGTTCGGCAACATGCTAGGCGCGCTCGGGAGGGATGCGCCGAAGGCCGTGAACCGGGCGCTGAACCGAACCGGTGACAGGGCGCGGACGCAGGTGGTGCGGACGCTGTCGGCGCAAACGGGCCTGTCGCAGAAGGTGATCCGGCGGGCGGTCCGGGCTGATCGTTCGACCTGGGCGGACCTCGAATACACGCTCGCCGCAACGGGCGGCGACGTGTCCCTCAAGTATTTCCGCAAGCGGGAGACGCGGGCGGGGGTTTCCGCCGACCTCGGCCAGGCCAGGGGCCGGGTGGTCTTCGAGCGGACGTTCTTCAAGGGCGGCGCCTTCCCGCGGCGCGTGGCGCTGACCGCCTTCAACGGGCACGTGATGGACCGCGTCAGCGAGGATCGGTTCGATCTGCGCCGCGTGCGGTCGGGCGTATCGATCCCAGAGGACATGGCGGACGGCGCGACGGTCGAGGCCTTCGAACGAATGGTCGCGGACGTGCTGCCCGCGCGGCTGGATCACGAGATCGGGCGCCTCCTTCGGGCGTGACCGACGGATCGTCACCCCCGATCCCGCCCCCTGGCGGGTTAGGGACCGTACCCCTCGAACGGCGGCCACGGGGTTCGATCCGCCCGGGGGTTCGGCAGTCTGAGAGGGTTCGCGCAGCCTTAACGGCGGGGCTTCCGCCTTAACGACGCGCGGCACGCGTCGGCAATCCAAGGGGATCGAGGGAGCTTGATCGATGAACGCCGCGATACGGCTCATGACGCAGGCGGAGTTCGCACGTGACCGGGGCGTCAGCCGCGCGGCCGTGTCGCAGTGGAAATCGAGGGGCATTCTCACCGAGGCGGCGTTCGCCGGCTCGGACAAGACGGGCAGGCTCATCTACGACGTCGCCGTCAACGAGGTGCGGCGCAATCGAGATATAGGCCAGTCGCTGGGAAACGGCGTCGCGACTCGAACGGCACCCACCGAGGCGGGCGCGGAGGGTGCGGGGCAGATGCAGGACGGTCCGCGACCGCCGACATCGCCGCGCCCGCCCGCGCCCAACACGCAAGCCCAGGACGAAGTGACCGGCCCTGCGCCGGCGCCCGCGCGCGAGACGATCGAGGACCAGCTCAAGCGGGCCAAGCTGGAAGAGCAGCTGCGGCGCAACCGCATCATGGCCTCGGAGGAGGCCGAACGTCAGGGCCGGCTTCTGGCTGCGGCCGACGCGCGCCAGCAGATGGCCCGCGTCGCGGGCCTCATGCTGCAGATCTTCGAGGGCGCCCTGCCGAACATCGCCGACGCGATGGCGGCCCAGTTCGGGGTTCCGCAGCGAGACGTCCTGCATCTCTTGCGGGCGGAGATGAGGAAGGTCCGCTCGGCCGCGGCCCGCAACGAGCGGGCGCGGTCGCAGGACGTCGAGCGGAACGTGACGGCGCGGCTGGAGGAGGATGCCTGATGCTGCAGGTGGCGGTGACGAGCGCCGCGTGGATGGCGCATGACGTGATCGCGGACGTCCTCGAGCCGCCGCCCGCCGTCGACTACCTCAACTGGGCCGAACGCAACATCGTCTTCTCGCCGCGGGAGAGCCCCCTCCCCGGCCCGTACGACCGCGCGCGGTTCAGCTACTTCGACGAGGTCCTGCGCGCCCTGTCGCCCGATGACCCGTGCCGGATCGTGACGCTGTCGAAGTCTGCGCAGCTCGGCGGGACGGTCTTGGCGAACATCTTCACCGGCGGCACGCTGGACATGGACCCCGGCGACTTCCTCTACGTCCACCCGACGGACGAGAACGCCCGCCGTTGGTCGAAGATGAAGTTGGCGCCGATGCTCAAAGGCACGTCGTCGCTGCGCGCCATCTTTCCGATGAAGGCACGCGACGGCCAGGACTCGGTGTTCTACAAGGAGCGGCGGGACGGCCGCGGCGCGATCCAGATCAGCGGCGCCAACTCGACGGCCTCGCTGTCTCAGGTGTCGATGAGCCGCCAGGTGCAGGACGACCTGGCCAAATGGGACATGAACGCGGCCGGAGACCCGGAGACGCAAACCGACAGCCGATCGCAGGGCTACGAGTTCGCGAAGATCTTCAAGATAAGTACGCCGATGGTCGTGCCCGGCTGCCGGATCACCAAGAACTTCGAGGCCGGCAGCCAAGAGCGGCTGTTCGTGCCCTGCCCTCACGAGGAATGCGGGCATATGCAGGTCCTGGCCTGGGAGAACATGCTGGCGAGCCTGGACGAGGAGCGCCCCGAGCTTGCGCATTTCACCTGCATGGAGTGCGGCGCGGCCATCGAGGAGCATCATCGGGCCCGGATGCTGCGCGGTGCCGAGTGGCGGGCGGACAACCCCCGGATGAAACGCGTCCACCGCTCGTTCCATCTGTGGTCCGCCTACTCTATGCTCCAGTCGTTCGAGCGGATCGCACGGTCCTGGCTGGCGGCGAAGGGTGACCCGCCCAAGGAACAGACGTTCTGGAACGACGTGGTCGGGCAACCTTACCGCGTCCTGGGCGAGGCCCCGCCGTGGGAGGAGATCAGGGACCGCGCGGCGGAGTCGGAATACGCGCGCGGCACCGTTCCCGCCGGCCACCCGTTGCTCACCTGCGGTATCGACTGCCAGGGCGACCGCGTCGAGTGGCAGGTCGTGGCATGGGCGCGCGACCGGCGGCGCGCGATCGTCGAGGTCGGCGTGTTCCGTGGGCACATATCGGACGAGACGTGCCAGGCAGCCCTGGACGCGCTGATCAAGCAGCAGTTCAGGACCGCGAGCGGCGCGAGGGTCGCGATCGACATGCTGGCCATCGACGGCAACGCCTATACCGAAGAGGTCTGGGACTGGTCGCGGCGCCATCCGGCGAGCCGAGTGATCATGGTGCGCGGCGTGCATCCGGACAGTGCTCCGCTGCTCGCCCAGGTCAAGAAGGAGCGCGACCGGCGCGGCAAGGTCCTGCGCTACTCCAAGCGCTTCTTCAACTTCGCGGCTTCGGTGCTGAAGATGAGCCTCTACCGCAATCTGCGGAAGGCCGACCCGCAGGAGCGCGGCCACGTCGCGCTGCCCCGGGGTCTGGAGGACGAGTTCTACCGCCAGCTGACGGCCGAGACGCGCAAGCCGCAGAAGGCGAAGAGCGGGTTCACCCGCTGGCTCTGGGTCAAGGACCCGAACCAGGCCAACGAAGGGCTCGACACCCATCTGCAGGCGGAGGCCGCAGCCATCCGTCTCGGCGTGCGGTCCCTTCCGGACGCGGAATGGGACCGGCTGTCGACCGAGCGCGAACGCGGGCCGGAGGACGCCCAGGGCGACCTGGAGGACCTGCTGATGCCGGCTCGGCCGGTCCCCGAGGGGCGCGAGGGGCCGAGCGAGCCGCCGGCGGCGGGCGCGCCGGACCGACCCCGACCGCGTGACGGACGCGCCAAATGGAGGAACCGGACGCGATGAGCGGACTGCTGCGACGAATCAAAGCCGGTCTCGGACGTCCCGCGCGGGGACCCGCCGACACGGCCGCGCGGCCGACCGCCCGGTACCTGCGCGACACGGGCAGCCGGGTGATCGCATCGCGCCTGGCGCCGGTCACCAGCCACCGGGACGACGTGCGCGCGTCCTGGCTGCGCGCCGCCGGCCTCGCGATGGACCTGATCCAGAACAGCGGGCGGCTCAAGGGCGCGACCGACCAGGTGCTCGCGGACACGGTCGGCGTGGGGCTCACCGTCGCGCCGGACCCGGACCTGGCCGGGCTGGGCTACGACGAGGCGGACAAGGCCGCGTTCATCCGCCTGGTGAAGAAGCGCTGGCAGGCGTGGTGGCGCAGCGCGCGCGAGTGCGACATGCGCGGCAAGCTCACGGGCGCGCAGATGGTTGACGTCGGCCTCCGCTGGCACATCGCCTACGGCGAGGCGACGGGCGTGTTCGACTTCTTCGGCGCCGTCGACCGGGCGCGCTACGGAATCGCCACGGGCACGAAGCTGTGCATGGTTCCGCCGACCCGGCTCGTGCAGGACACCGACGCGGCCGGGATGCTGTTCCAGGGCGTCCTGCACGACGGCAACCACCGGCCGGTCGCCTACAGGTTCCGCTCCGGCGCAAATTCAGCGCGCACGCGCGATCACGCCGCCCACGACGCCGACGGCCGCCCCATGGTGCTGCACGTGTTCGACCCGATGGACGCGGAGGACGTGCGCGGCATCTCGCAGCTGGCCCCGGCGTTCCGCAAGCACATCCAGGCGGAGATGCTCGACGACGCGACGCTCCAGATGGCGATCCTGCAGACCGTGATGGCGATCACGCTGACGAGCGAGGCGCCCAGCCAGGACGCTTACGAGGCGCTGGAGGTGCTGCGCGACAGCCACGACACGGCGGGCAAGGGCTACGCCTCGGAGTACCTCGACTTCCTGGCCTCGCAACTCGACCGCGCCGCGGAGGGCCGCATCTCGGTCGGGTCCGACCCGCAGGTCTCGCATCTCGGGCCGGGCGAGCGGCTGGCGATGGAGACGGCGAAGGTGCCCGGGCAGGACTTCCTGCCGTTCTCGGGCAGCCTGGCGCGCGACATGGCGCGGGCGATCGGCTGCTCCTACGGCGGCCTGACGATGGACTACTCGGCGGCGACCTATTCGAGCGTGCGCATGGAGACCTCGAGCATCTGGTCCGTGGTGATGCGCCGCCGAGAGCGCATCGCGGCGCCGATCTGCCAGAGCGCCTACGCGAACTGGCTGGACGAGGAGATCGGCGAGGGCCGCATCCCGTTCCGCGGCGGCTATCGCGCGTTCAGAGCGAATCGCGAGCGCGTCTGCACCGCCGTCTGGCAGGGGCCGGCCAAGCCGACGGCCGACGATCACAAGAGCGCGCGCGCGTCGTCCGAGCGGCTGCGCAACGGGACAAGCTCGATCGCGATCGAGACAGGCGACCTCGGCGTCGACTCGGACGCCCTGTTCGACGAGCGGCTGCGCGAGCATCAGCGCTACGTCGAGAAGGGAATGCGGTCGCCCTACGGCCTGGAGGGCATCGAGCCGGTGGTCCAGATGGAGGCGGTGACGTGACCGTGTCCGCGACGGTGATCATCGGCGGCGAGGCCGTCGACGTCACGCGCCCGTGCGACGTGCTCACCGCCCTGACCAAGACGCAGCTGCGTCTGGCCAGCGGCGGCCTGCGGGAGACGGTGCGCATCGACGGCGAGGAGGTCACGTTCCAGCGCGCGAGCGACCGCCGCCTCGCGGCGCTGATCGCTGAGTACCGCGCGCTATGCCCGTCCGCGCGGGCCGAAGCGCGCCGTACGCGCTTCGCCAAAGGCGTCCGCTGGATCTGAGCGACGAACACATGGAAGGAACGACCATGCCCATCTTGGTGGACGGCGAGCTCGTGCTCTACGGGCTCGTCGGCGAAGACTTCTGGGACGAGGGCTTCACCGCCTCCCAGGTCGTCGACGCCCTGGCGGTGCTGGGCCGTGACGCGGACGTGACCGTGCGCATCAATTCGGCCGGCGGCCGGACGGATGACGGCATCGCGACCTACAACGCCCTGCGCGCGCATCGCGGAACCGTCGAGGTGGTCGTCGACGCCATCGCGGCCTCCTCGGCCTCGGTGATCGCGATGGCGGGCGACACCATCACGATGCGGTCCGGGGCGCTGATGATGATCCACGACCCCGCGGTGCTCACCTGGGGCAACGCGGGCGACCACGAGAAGTCGACCGAGCGGCTCAACAAGCTCGCCGACCTCATGGCGGACATCTACGCCGAACGATCCGGCGGCGCCGCCGCCGCCATCCGCTCGGACATGCGCGCCGAGCTGTGGCTGACCGGCGACGAGGCGGTCGCGCGGGGCTTCGCCACCGACGTGGAGGAGACCCGGGCGGTCGCCGCCTGCGCCTTCGACTACCGCATGTTCGCGAAGGCGCCCCGGCCGCTCGTGGCGAAGTCGAAGGCCGAGAACTGGTCGTTCGCGGTCGCGCGCGACGGGGCGCCCCGCGTGCGCCACCCCAACAGAGAACAGGAGACGACGATGAGCGACACGCAGAAGGCGAAGGACGTGCAGTCCCCGGCCGAGAGCCTGGCCGCGGCGGCCCCGGGGGCGGCGGTTCCGGAGACCGCCGCCGCGGCCAAGGCCCGCATCAAGGCGATCATGACCAGCGCCGAGGCCAAGCGCTTCCCGACGCTGGCCGAGGCCCTCGCCTATGACGGCGACGAGCCGGCCGAGGACGCCCTGGCCAAGCTGCGCGCCGTCGCGGCGGACGTGCCGGAAGCCCGCACCGACGACGCCCCGGACGCGGACGCTTACCGCGCGAGCCGCAGCATCGCCGCCGAGCTGGCCCAGCCGGGCGCCCCGGCGCCGTCCAGGGCCCGCACCATCGACACGCGCGCCATCTACGCGGCCCGCAGCACCCGCAAGGAGGCGTAAGCCATGGAAACCAAGACGATGCAGAGCCGCGCGCTCGCGTTCCTTCTGTCGGAGGCGTCGGGCCACCGCTCGCGCAGTACCGCGACGATCGCGGCGGGCGCGGGCGTGCTCGAGGCCGGGACCGTCCTCGGGGTGGTGACCGCGACGGGCGAGTTCGCCCCGTCGCCCGCGGCGGAGACGTACGACGTCGAGGGCGCGGAGACCGCCGTCGCGATCCTCGGCTACGGCGTGGACGCCACCGACGCCCCCGTGACGGTGGCGATCGTGGACAGGGACGCCGAGGTCAAGCGCCCGGAGCTGCGGTTCCACGCCTCCGTGGACGACCAGACGAAGATCGACGCCAAGGTCGCGCAGCTCGGCGCCGCCGACATCCGCGCGCGCTGAAGGAGCCACCCGCATGGAACAGTTCAACGACCCGCAGTTCGGCGTCATGGCCCTAACGGCCGCGCTGAACCATCAACCCTTCGTGCCCGGCCAGATCGGGCGCCTGGGCCTGTTCGTCGAGGACGGGATCAACTCGGTCCGCATCGACGTCGAGGAGGAGAACGGCGTGCTCGACCTGATCGAGCCGACGCCGCGCGGCGCCCCCGGCGTGACCGTCGGCGACGGCACGCGACGCAAGGTGCCGTTCAACCTAGACCATTTCGAGATCAACGACGCCGTCTACGCGGACGAGGTCCAGGGCGTCCGGGTGCTGGGCAGCGACGACGAGCTGGAGACCGTCCAGGCGCGGATCGACGCCAAGCAGGCCGTCCACGCGCGCGTCCTCGACAACACGCTTGAGCACTACCGCGTCGGCGCCATCAAGGGGCTCGTCGTCTCCAAGTCCGGGCAGGTGCTGCACAACCTCTATGACCGGTTCGGCATCGCCGTCCCGGCCGCCGTCGATCTCGGCATCGGCGAGGGCGAGGTCGACGACCTGGGCGAGCTTCTCGACGGGGTGACCCACAGCGTCGAGGACGACCTGGATCGCGACTACGATCACCTTCACGTGCTGACTGGGCGCAACTTCCACAAGAAGCTGTGGGGCCAGAAGGTGGTGCGCGAGACGTTCCTCGCGATTGACCAGGCCGAGGTCCTCCGGCGCGGCGTCCCGCCCGTGTTCGAGTTCGGCGACATGGTGTTCGAGCGCTACCGGACGGGCCGCAAGGCCACGGCGGCCAACGGCAACGCGGCCTATATCGGCGACGACGAGGCGCGGCTGTTCCCGGTCGGCGTGCCCGACATGTACCTCACGCGATTCGGCCCGGCCGACTACGAGGAGACCGTCAACACCATCGGGCTGCCACGCTACGCCCGGCAGTGGGCGATGCCCAACGGCAAGGGCCGGCATCTCGACGCGCAGATGAACGTCATCAACGTCTGCACGATCCCCGCCGCCTTGCGGCGGCTGACCGTCTGAGCGCGCGGTGACCCGGGACCTTCGGGGCCCGGGCCGTTGGGGAACGGTCGGCGCTGTAGCAGTCGGCCCGCGGAAGCGGGCGGCAACGGACAAGGAGGTACGTATGGCGCGACGTCGAACATGGGTGACGCCCCGCACAGGCGTCATCGTCCCCGGCGGCGTGGTGGGCACGCCTGAGGATCGGGTTCTCCGGTCCGGGCAGCCGGTGCCGCTGCCGTCGGGCTACGCCAATCACCTGGTGGCGTCGGGGTTCGCGGTCGCATCCAAGGCCCCGGCGGGGCCGGCACGCCCCGCGACGTCGCGGCCCGACGTCGCCGGGCGCGAGCCCGACTGATGAACCGGGCGCTGCGCGACGAGCTGACGGCGGAGGTCGACGGCATCTTCGCCGAGACCGTGCGGCATCTGCCGCTCGAGGCCGGCGCTCCCGATGCCGACAGGGTGCCCGCCCTGCTGATCGGTGTCCTGCGGACCGAGGACCGCGACGCGCAGGCCCTGCGCATGGGGCGCTCGACCTCGAACCGGAGCGCGATCGTCCAGGGCGGCGGGCGGCTGCGCCTGGATCGCACCGAGCATCCCGGGCTGGTGATCCGCCGGGGCGACAAGATCGTCGCCGTCGACCGCCCCGGCGCGCCGCTCTTCGAGGTGCGCGCGATCGACGATCGCTCGCATCTTCGCCTGACCTGCGAGCTCGGGGACGCGAACTGATGTCGCTGACGATGATGGCGATGAGGATCGCGGCCGTGGAAGCGATCAAGGGAGCCGGAACGCTCGTCGGCTCGAACGTGCTCGACAGCCAGATATCGGCCCTCGATAGGACGGCGGACGGTGCGCTGCAGAGCGATCAGCCCGGCCCGTTCGTCGCCGTCTACACCGATGCCGCGAAGACGCAGGAACCCGGCCCAACCGGCCTGCGCGCCAACGGCCGCGTCGACATCGCCTTCAACTGCGGCGTGTCGATGACCATGGCCGAGACGGATCGGGAGACCGGGGAATCGAAGCTCGTCGGGCTCTACCCGGCCACGGATGCAGGCCTGGAGGCGATCATCGACGCGCTGGACGTGCAGATCGCGCGCGCCCTGACCGACCCGGACGACCCCTGGGCGCAAGTGTTCGGCGATTTCGTGATGTCCTACGTCGCAAAGGAAGTGTTGCGGGCCAACAGCTCCTCGGACCGCGATCGCATCGCGGCCGGCCAGACCAAGCTGACGGTCGAGGTGATCGCCGACCCCGCCCACGGTCAGGCGCTGGCGGAGGGTGGCCCGTGGCCACGCTTCATGGCGCTGATGGCCGCGCAGGACATGCCGCAGACCAGCCTGTTCCAGCAGCTTATCGGACCGGACGGCGCGGACGGCGGCAATGCCGTCGAGCGGCTGACGTCGATGAGCGTCCGGACAGCGGCGGCGCTGTTCCTGCAGCGGCCTGCCGGCGTGGCGAGGGGCGAGCGCATCCAAGCGGCGAGCATCTCGGGGGACCGCGCGTGACGCGCCGCGTCGAGGACGTGATCGACGACCTGCGCGGGCGGGTCGCGGAGCTGGAACGGCGCGCGCGAGGGCGCACGCGGACCGGGGTCGTCGAGCAGGTCGACGCGGCGGCGGGCCTCGCGCGAGTGCGCCTGCTGGACGGGCCGCGCCCTTTCCTGACCGGGTGGCTTCCCTGGGCGGAGATCGCCGCGGGGGCGAACCGGACGCATAACCCGCCATCGATCGGCCAGCAGGTGCAGATCCTGTCCGAGAGCGGAGACCTGCGGGATGGGGTCATCCAGGGCAGCGTCAACTCGGCAGCCAACGGGAGACCGTCGAGCAAGGGCGACGAGCACGTGCTTCTGGCCGTCGGCGATGCGCGCATCTCCGTCGGCGACGGCGGCGGCGTCATGGTGCTGCGGGTCGGGGGGAGCTCTGTGACGATCACCCCGAGCCTCATCGCCCTGAACGCCGCGCGCATCGAGGAGAACGGCTGATGCCCGGCGCCGCCCGGCGCGGCGATGCCTGCACGGGGCACGGTCCCTGGCCGGGCCGGCCAAGCGACGGCGGAAGCCCGAACGTGTTCGTCAACGGCCGCCCCAAGCTTCGGCAGGGCGACGCCTACCCGACGCACTGCGACCCGCACGGGTCGTGCCACGCGGGCGCGGTCGCCGTGGGCTCGGCCACCGTGTTCGTGAACGGCCGACCGGCCGCGCGGGTCGGGGACGCGGTCAGCTGCGGCGGGTCGATCGCCGCGGGATCCGGAAACGTCATCATCGGCGGATGATCCGCCTCATTAAGGAGCGAAGCGCATGGGCAAGGACATGAAGGAACGGGACGACGACGGCACCGGCCCGGCCACCAACTCGACGTCCGCTGTCTCGGCGGCGGAGTACGCCGTCACGGTCTCCCGCGAGATCGGCGGAGCGTGGCGGGAGGCCGGCACCGTCGTTCGCCTGACCGCGGCGCAGGCGAAGTACTACCTCCCTCCATTCGGGACAGGACTCGCGCCTGGCGTCGACGCCGCTTCGGATCGGAGGCCGTCGCCCGTCCCCTCCCCTGCCCCTGCGGCGGCGGAGGGGAACGGCGCCGGCGGCAAGGCGAAAGGCTGATCCTGTGGACCTCGACGTCGAATCCGGCGCCGCCATCGAAGGGTGGGCCGAGGTGGTGCAGAGCATTCGCACCATCCTGTCCACGCGGACGACCACGCGCGTCTTCCGCCGGGATTTCGGGTCGGACCTGCCTACGCTGATCGATGCGCCGATGAACGACGCGGGTGTCCTGGCGGCCTACGTGGCCATCGCCGAGGCGCTGGAAGCATGGGAGCCACGTTTCGAAGTCACGGACATGCGCCTCACGGTGGCGCCCAGCGGCGTGCTCGATCTGACACTCGAAGGGGTGCACCGCCCTCGCGCGCATCTCGGCGACCTCGCGACGGCAGCCGACGAGACACGCGCCATCCGCGTCCAGCGCGACCGGGTGGACAGCTGGAGGCTGGCCGCATGAGCCGGTTCGCCGCGCTGGACCTCGCGACGCTGCCTGCGCCGTCCTCGCTCAGGCCGCTCGACTACGACGCCATCCTGGCCGCGCGCCTGGCCGAGCAGGAGGCGCGTCTCGCCGAAGCGTTCGCGCCGTCGAAGGTCGCTGACATCATGGCGAAGCTGCGTCGCCTCGCGTCCAGCCCGATGCGGTACCTGCACGAGGCCGCGGCCGCGCGAGAGCTCTATATGGAGAACCGGATCAACGAGGCGATCCGGTCCGTCTTGCTCGCCACGGCGCGGGGAGCGGACCTCGACCATATCGGCGCGACCCGAGGCGTCACGCGAAAGGTCCTCGACGACAGCGACCCCCAGGCGGTCGTGCGGGAGGCGGACGACCCGTTCCGCGCCAGGATACAGCTGGTGATGGAAGCATGGTCGCCCCACGGCACCGAAGGCTCCTACGTCTATTGGGCGCTGGATGCCGATGACCGCGTGGTCGACGTCGCCGTGTATGGCCCCAACCACGACGTCGACCCTCCGGTCCTGTCGGCGCATCCGAAGATGGTCATCCTGTCGAGCGAAGGCGACGGGACCGCCGATGCCGAGTTGATCGCACGGGTGCGCGAGAACTGCATGCCCGACCGGCGGCGGCCCGTCGGCGACCTTCTCGAGGTCACCTCGGCCCGGCCCGTGCCGTACGCGATCGAAGCCGTCCTCCATGTCGTCGCCGCCAGCGATCATGCGGCCATCGAGGCCGCCGCGCGCTCGGCCGCGGACGGCTTCATGACCTCGCGCGTCCGCATCGGGCGACGCGTGTATCGTACTTCGCTCGCCTCCGCGCTCCAGGTCGCGGGCGTCGTCGACGTCGAGCTCGTCTCGCCGAGCCGCGACCTGATGATCGGCCCCTTCGAGGCGCCGCTCTGCACCGGAGTGTCCTTGACGGTCCGGCCGGCGCCTGCGGGGTGGCGCGATGTCTGACGACGACGTGCTGGTCCCGGCGACGGCCCCAGACCTCGCCCGGGCGATCGACGCCGTCGAAGCACGGCTTTTCCGACTCCCGGTGCACCGCATCTCGAAGGACCCGCGCACCGTCGATGAGGACCTCCTCGATCACCTGGCATGGGAGGCGTCGGTCGATTCCTGGAATCTGGGCTGGGCGCCGGACGTCAAGCGCCGCGTCATCGCGGCGTCCGAGGAGGTGCACCTGCTCAAGGGCACGCCCTATGCCGTGCGGCGCGCCGTCGAGGCGATCGGTCTGCGCGTCGACCTCGAGGAGTGGTGGCAGATCGCACCCCCGGGCGCGCACGGCACGTTCACGGTCATCGTCCATGCCGGCCTGGGCGTCGGGTCGGCTCCGGCTGTGAGGGTGGACGAAGCGCTTATCGGCCTGGTGAACCAGACCGTGCGCAGGGTCGCGCCGGTCTCGCGGAGCTTCGGGATGCGCGTACGATCGACGTCGCCAGGCCCGCTTGCCCTGGCCGCCGGCGCCTCGTGCTCCACCCGGACCCGCGCGAAGATGTCCGCCCGCGCCCCGGCGTCCCGCCGCGCTGCGGCGTTCGGCCTGGCCGCCGCCGTGCGGGGGTCCAGCCTGACCCGCTGCAAGATGACTGTCTCAGGAGCCTCCGCATGAGCTTTGCCCCCTACGTCACCGCCTCGGGCATCGCCGCCGCCGCCTCCGCCCAGTCCGAGGGGCTGCGACTGGACATCACCCACGCGCTGATCGGATCGGAGGCCTACGCGCCGGCCGTGGACGCGGACGGGCGAGCCACCCAGACGGCCCTGCGCCAGCAGCGCCAGCGCGTCCCGGCCTACCGCGTCGCCGCCCTGCGCCCGGACGTCTACGAGGTGCACGCTCTGTTCGACGGCGAAGGCGTCGTGGACGTGCGGGAGATCGGCTTTCAGTTGTCGGACGGCACGCTGGCGATGGTCTGGTCGGAGCCCGGCGCCTACGTGGCGCGTAAGACCGCCGGCACCGCCTATCACCTGATCCTGCAGATCGACCTCGGCGCCTTCCCGCGCGACAGCGTGACGTTCCAGGAGGCCCCTCCCGACGCCGGTCGGTTCACCACGCCGGACCTGCGCCAGCTCGTCGCCCTCCAGATCCAGACGATCGACAAGTTCGTGCGCCTGCGCCCACGGATCGACCAGGTCGCGGGCAGCGCCGACAGCGCGGCCAGCGCCGGCGCCCTCGCGGCGCTGGCGGCGCGCGTCGAGGCGGCCGAGGCCCTGCTGTCCGCGACCGACGCGCGCGCCCAGGCGGCCGAGGCAGAGCTCGCGACCACGCGGCTGGCCCACGTGCCGCCCGGGGCCGTCCAGGCCTATGGCGGTCAGGTCGCGCCCGCCGGCTGGCTGCTATGCGACGGCCGGGACTACCTGCGCGCCGACCACGCGCCGCTGTTCGGGGCGATCGGCACTGCCTTCGGCGCGCCTGACGGCAGCCGCTTCGCGGTGCCGGACCTGCGCGGCGTCTTCGTGCGCGGGCTGGACGGCGGGCGGGGGATCGATGCCGGGCGCCTCATGGGCAGCGAGCAGCTCGACGCGCTGCAGGCCCACCGCCACGACCTGGTCGGGGACCGTGGGACACCCTTCTACACGATCAACGACGAGAACGACCTGCCCCCCGAAGCCGGCGCCACGCGCGCGCAGGGTCCCACGGAGGAGAACGACGCCCAGTACTACCGCTACACCGGCCAGGTGATCGAGGCGCGCACCGCGACCGAGACGCGGCCGCGCAACGTGGCGCTCAACTACATCATCAAGACGTGAGGAGGTGCGCATGAGCGGCACCGAGTACGACGACGCGATGGCGCTGGTCAGGGCCCAGCTCGTGTTCCTGGAGGGCTACGAGGCGGACCGCGACGCCCTGAGCGCCGGGGCGCTCAAGGCCCAGGCGGACGTCTACGCCGCGCTGGCCGACCTGCGCGCAGAGGTCGCCGCGCAGCTGACCTGGACCGTCCGCGTGGACCAAGCGGCGGCGGGCACGGCCGCCGAGCGGGCGGCGGGGGTCTACAAGTCGCTGGCCGATGCGATCGCCGCGGCGCCAGCGCTGTCGACGGCGATCATCGAGCTGGACGCCGGCACGACGCACGATCTGACGGAGAGCGTGCCGCTTGTCGCCCGATCACTCACCTTAACGGCGCGTGGGGGCGGCGAGCACCCCGTCGTGGCGCTGGCCGCGATCACCGCGGGCGGGGCCAACGAGCTGGTACGCTTCGAGACCGGGCCGGGCTTCGAGCGGCTGCGGATCTACAACGTGGACCTCCGCTTTCCGGTGGCGCCGGCAGGCGTCGGCGGCTGGCGCAACGAGGACCGGCGCGTGCTTCTGCCCGCGTCGGTGTCGACGAGCCTGCGGATCGAGATGGTGGGCGCCTCTTTGACCGGCGGGGTCGCCGGCACTCTGCTCGGGATCGCCACGTGCTTGCTGCAAGACCACGTGGCCGCCGCGCTGCGGACGGTCTCGATCAATGGCCCGCTGAGCATGGTCCTGAGCGCCGACGACGGCATCGTGGGCATCAGCCGGCGGGGCGTCACGCTGTCGGGTGGCGCCGCGCTGACGCAGGGCGGCACGGTCGGCGTCAACCATCTGATCACGGCCTGAGAAGGAGGGCGCCATGCTCACGCTGACGCACGAGGGGACCACCTACGAGAGCTGGGCGTCGCCCGACCTCGCCGCCGCCGGGGTGCCGGCGGCCGCGATCGGCGCTGCGGTCAAGGCCGACGCGCTGGCCCGCTCGGCCGCGCTGCACGAGGCGCTGCGCGCGGGGCTTGCCCCCGCCAGCGCGGGCAAGCAGTGGGCCTGGACGATCAAGGCGCGCTGCGCCGCCGACTGGGACGGCGCGCCCGCCCCGCTGCGGGCGCAGATCGAGGGCGAGGCGGCCGCGCTCGGCGTGGCGGTCGCGGACCTGCTGGCGGGCTGGCGCGCCAAGCTCGCCGCGCTGGAGGTGCTGGCCCTGACGGTCGAGCGCCTGGAGGCCGAGGCCGCCGCCGCGATCCGCGCGATCCCGGACGACGCCGAGGACGTGGCCGACCGCGTCGAGGCGGCCCTGGAGGCCGCACGGGCCGCGGTCGTGGCAGTGCGGGCGGGGAGCGCGGAGGCGTGACGGCAGACAGACTCCGCAGCACTGCCGAATCGGCCCTCTGGTGGGCCAAGTGGGTTACGGTTATCGGCGCTCTTTTGGCTGCGGGATGGACCCAGCTGCTCGGCCCGGGCCTCAGCGCGTGGGCGCAGAGCTTCCTCGGGATCGACGAGGTCAAAGAGCGGCTGGCGTTTGTCGAGGCCTACATGCCCCCGCCCCGCGTCGTCTCGTGGAACGAGGACGCGGCCACGCAAGACGGGCCCTGCTCCTCCGACAGGTGCGTCTACGTCTTGGAGGGCGCGCGCACGACCTACGGCGCGCAGTGCGGCAGGGTGGACAGCCTTTCCGTCACGCTACGATTGAGCGGCGGGCGGCCGATCCAGATCCGGACCGAGCCGGGATGGCGCCCGATCGAGCTGACGGAGGAATCGGAGGCCTTCATCGTCCGGCTCGCGATCCCAGGGGTCGTACCGGTCGGGACGCATTCCTGGCGCGCGCGCGTCGAGTACGAAAGTTGCCCCGGCGTCCGAGAGCCGATCCCCCGGTTCACGCCCTGGTGGCCGGTGACGGTGGAGTAAGGATGCCCGCCGCGCCGGGCGCCTCGCGTTCCGCCTCCAATCACTAGCCTTACCCCCCCCGCGAAGCCTCGGCGCCGCGGCCATTCCCCGCGACCACAGGAGCATGTCATGTCCTTTCAATCTTTCCACCACGGCACCCGGCTCCGAGAGTCGAGCGAGGGCCCGGTTCTCGTCCAGGTCGCCCAGTCCGCCGTCGTGGGCCTGCTGGGCACCGCACCTGACGCCGACGAGGACGCGTTCCCGCTCAACACGCCGGTGCTGCTGCCGGGGCGCCCCGAGGCCGCGGCCGGCCTGGGAAGCGCCGGCACCCTCAAGGACGCCGTCGACGACGTGTTCGACCAGATCGGCGCCTACACGATCGTCGTCCGAGTCGAGGAAGGCGAGAACGCCGCTGCGACGATCGCGAACCTGGTCGGCGACGAGACGAAGTCGACCGGGGTGCACGCCCTGCTGAAGGCCGAACCGCAGCTCGGGCTCAAGCCCCGGCTGATCGCCGCCCCCGGCTTCACCAGCGGCGACGGCGAGACGGCGAACCCGGTGGTCGCCGAGCTGATCGGCGTGCTCGATAAGCTGCGCGCCGTCGCCTTCGTCGACGGGCCCGACACGACCGACGCCGACGCGCTCGCCTATCGCGCCCTGATCGCGTCGCAGCGCGTCTACGTCGTCGATCCGAAGGTCATGGTCTACGACACCACGGCAGCCGCGACCGTCGCGCGGCCTGCTTCGGCGCGCTTCGCCGGCGTCCAGGCCCGCGTCGACGTCAAGCTCGGGTTCTGGCACTCTCTGTCCAACAAAGCGATCAACGGGATCGTCGGGGTCTCGCGCACGGTGACCTACCCCGCGCAGTCCAATTTGCTCAACCAGGCGCATGTCGGCACGATCGTCAACCTGGGCAGCGGGTTCCTCACCTGGGGCAACCGGCCTGCCACGTCGGACGACCTCTGGGCGTTCCTGTGCGTCCGCCGGACCGCGGACTTCATAAACGAGGCCATCGAGAAGGCGTATCTGGAATTCGTGGACAAGCCGTTCTCGAAGGCGAACCTGAGGTTCATGCTCGAGTCCGGGAACGCGGCGCTGAGGACGTTCAAGGAGGACGGCGCGATACTCGGCGGTCGCGTCTGGATCGACGAGGCGCAGAACGAGCCCACGGAGATGGCGGCCGGGAAGATCACCTTCTCGCTGGATTTCGAGCCGCCGGCGCCGATGGAAGACATCCGCTTCACCGCGCACCGCAACATCGAGTACTACCTGGAGCTGACCCGAGACGCGCTCAAGTCCGCCGCCTGACGCCCCCCCCCCGCTCGGTCCGCATTCGGACCACGGGTCTAGTCCATCCCCCACGGCCCAACTGGCGGGCGCCCGAGCCGGGCGGCCCGTGCGACGGCCATGGCGCCCCCTAGGAGACACCCATGAAATCCACCCCAGCATACATCCTTCGCGACTGCGCCCTGTGGTTCAACGAAGACCTCAAGGTCGGCCAGGCGACGGCGATGACCATTCCGCCCCTGAAGGCCAAGACCGAACAGTTCCGCAACGCGGGCATGATGACCGATCGCAAGGCGCGCTACGGGTACGTGCGCGAACCGGCGAAATTCAAGCAGATGGGCCTGGACCCGCAGGTGGTCGGCGCGATCAACCTCAGGCCCGGGTCGACCGACACGCTGATGATCACCGGCGCGCTGGTCGACGAGGACGGCACGGTCACGAACGCGACCGCCTACATGCGCGGCTTCAACGAGGGTATCGACTTCGAGGAGTGGAAGTCCGGTGAGAAGATCGAGGCGATCGACGTGACGTTCGAGTGGGATTACCTCAAGCTCGACATCGGCGGCGTCAACAAGATCACCGCCGACGATTTCGACGTGATCATAAACGGCGCGAGCCAGTACGGCGACATCCGCGCCGCGCTGCTGCTGGATTGAGGGAGCATCCGATGAAGCTGCCGATCACGATCAAGCTGAAGAAGCCGGTCAGCGTCGATGGGACGACCTACGACGAACTGACCTTCGACGAGCCGGACCTCGGCACCAGCATCGCCGTCGAGGAAGCCGAAAAGGCGACCGATCAGACGGTGATCCTGCTGGCGGGCATGGCCGGCGTGGATCGCGAGGTCGTCCTCAAGATCAAGGAGCGCGACGTCGAGACGATCATGCGAGACGTCATGACCCCGTACCAGGACGGAGTCGCCGCGGCGAGGGGCGGAGCGGTGGGAAACGAGAGCCCGGCGGCATAGCGCACGAGCTGCGGGCCGCCGCGGGGTTGGTGGCGCGCGCGCTCAACGCGCCGCTGCCATATGTCCTTCGGATGAAGATCGGCGAGTTCGAACGCTGGCAGGAGGCGGCGGGGCGGGTCCTGGAGGCGACCCGGCCCCTCTAGGAATCGCGCGTCTCGTCGGACAGGGGTTGCTGGAACGCGTTCAGCGTGTCGGGGGCCATCGATGGGGGCTGACCCTCATCCCGCGTCGCCAGGCGGTAGAAGCCATAGAGCGCGCCGAAGAGCGCCAGTCCGGCCCAGACGCTGCCGAAGGCCATTCCGAACACGAAGCAGACTGCGACAACGCAGCCGAAGAACAGCAGCCCGAATAGTAAGAAAACGAATTCCATACGTCCGACATGGCGTTCGTTGACGGTCAAATCAAGAAAAGGCCCCGCCGAAATGTCGTCCCGGAAAATCGAAACGCAACTCACGATCAAGGCGGTCGATCGGTATTCGACCGTTCTGAGCGGAATGCGGACCGTCACGGGACGGTTCGCGGACGGGGTCCGCACCCAGATGGGCCGGCTTCAACAGATGCGCGGGCCCTTGAAGCTGATCGAGGATTTCCGCAGGCAGCGCGAGGTCGTCACCCGGTCGGGGGAGGCCCTCGCGAGGGCCCGGGAGGACGCGCGTCGGCTCAAGCTGGAGCTCACGCGGACGGAACGGCCCACCGCCGCCATGCGCCGGGAGTTCGACCGGGCCCGCCGATCCGCCGAGCGCCTCGAGCAGACCCATGGGGCGAACCGCCGCGCGCTGTCGGGCCTCAACACGCAGCTGCGCGAGGCGGGCGTCGACACGGCCGACCTCGTCGGAGAGCAGCGACGTCTCGAGCGCACGCTCGACGGCGCCACCACGTCCTTCGGTCGCCAAGTCGACAGGATGCGGCGCCTTGAGCGAATGCAGGGGCGCATCGCCGAAGGCCGCCGCCAGATGGACCGTTCCCTATCCACGGCCGGCAACATGTCGTTCGCAGGCTATGCCGGGATCCAGACCGGTCGCCGCATCGTGACGGCTCTGTCCGGGCCCGTTCAGCAGGCGATCGCCTTCGAGACTGCGATGTCCGACGTGCTCAAGGTCGTGGACTTCGAGACGCCCGAGGCATTCGCGGCGATGTCGGACGATATCCTGACTTTGTCCACTCGGATCCCGATCGCCGCCGAGGGGCTGGCGCAGATCGTGGCCGCCGGCGGGCAGTCGGGGATCGCCAACGACGACCTTCTTCGCTTCACCGAGATGGCCGCGAAGATCGGCGTGGCGTTCGACATCTCGGCCGACAGCGCGGGCCAGGCGATGGCCGGCATCAAGACCGCCCTCGGGCTGACGCTGGACGAAACCGGTTCGCTGTTCGACGCCATCAATCACCTGTCCAACGAGTCCGCCGCCCGGGCGGATCAGACCCTGGACTTCATGAACCGTGCCGGCTCATCGGGCGAGACATACGGCTTCGACCCCGAGGAGACGCTGGCCTATGGCGCCGCGATGATCGCGGCCGGGGCTGGCGCGGACACGGCGGCCACCTCGTTCCGGGCAATGGGCCGGGCGCTCACCCGGGGCGACAGCGCGACCGCGCGGCAGCGGGGTGTGTTCGGTGCCTCGGGCGTTGCCGAGCGTATGCAGCAGGACGCCGTCGCGACGACGGACATGGTATTGTCGCGCATGCGCGAGCTGCCCGAGCACCTGCGCGCCTCGGCGATGAGCGATCTGTTCGGGGACGAGGCGCGCGAGCTGACGAAGTTGGTCAACAACGCCGAATTGCTGCCCGAGCTGTTGGGCCTGGTCGCGGAGGAACGACAGTATCTCGGAAGCGCGGAGGAGGAATACGCCAAGCGGGCCGCGACCACCGCCAACGAGATGCAGCTGGTCCGAAATCAGATGAGCCGACTAGGCGTCACGCTCGGCGACGCCTTGCTTCCCGCGTTCAACGAACTCCTGGAGAGCGCGAGCGGGATAATCGAACGCATAACCCGCTGGACCAAGGAGAACCCCAAGCTCACGAAGACGATCATGACGGCCGCCTTCGCCCTTGGCGGTTTGCTCGTCGTGGGCGGCGCGCTGCTGACGGCGGCCGCCGGCCTGATCGGCACGCTGGCCGTGCTGCGCTTCGGCATGATCGGGCTGGGCGCCCGCGCGGCCTTCGCCGCCGGCGACCTCCTCGGGGTCGACGCCGGCGTCCGCCGCCTCGCCGGCGGGCCGAGCTTCGGACCCGCGCTCGGTCGGTTCCAGGGGTTCCGCGTCGGCGCATCCGACGAAATGACCCGCCTGGCGTCCCATGTCGGCACCAAGTCCGAAGCCATTCGTCGAAGCATCGGCCGGATGACCGGCCGCGCCTTTCTCGGCGGCGTGCCCACCTACTTCGCCCTCCGGAACGTCCCGGACGACCCGGAACAGCTGCGGCAGTTCCAGCAGGACAACCTCCGCTCGATGAATGGAGCCCTCCGGGCCGTTCCGGGCATGGAGCGTTTGATGGGGGTCTACGAGAGGCTCAACGAGGTTGTCCATGGAAGCCCTGCCCCCGTGGAGCCCGCCCTGCTGCCGGACAACCCGGCGCTCCGCGCCGCCGCGGGCACGGTGCAGGAGTACGCCGGCGCGCAGCACCTTCCGACGCCCGAGCGCCTCGCGCATCTCCGCGAGGAAGTCGCCCTCTACCGCGCGGAGGTCGAGGCCGCCCGCGCGGCCTTGGACGCCAACCCGGAGTTCGCGAGCGGCATCGTCAACCCGCTCAGGATGCAGGCCGAAGGCGACCTCATGGCGGCGGAAGCCGGGCTGCGGAACGCCGAGCAGAAGCTCGCGGCCGCGCGGGCGGCCTCGGACGAGCTGACGGAGGCGCTCAGGATCCTCGACGACACGGTCACCGCGCCCGAGATCGACGCCGCGTCGATCGAGAGGGCGCTG